CCTGCGGCCCGGGGCCAATAGCGGTAGAGTGGCATACTACAGACCCCCCGCAGACAGCTCGTTGAATTGCATCGCGCTTCCGTCAGAGGGTGCCTGAGAGGCATACGATTCCCATCGCACGCCGGTTTTCGTCCCCACCGGGTAGGTGCCGGTGTATGTCCCCGTTCCGACCTCCACGCCCCCAACCAGCAGGCTCATGGCTTTCGTCGAGCGGTTGATGGACAGGCGCGCCGTGTGCTCCGCCATGACGTCGCTCATGCCCGGAACGGGATAGGATATCCGCGTAAAATTGGTTCCGCCGATCCGCTCAGACACCTGTATTGCATCGCTGGCCCCCCCGGCGCTGGGTACGAAGAATGACAGCTGCAGGTAGTTATTTACGTCGATCCCAAATGCGAGGTAACCGAGCGTTCCCGCTCTCCTGACTGCCGACTGGCCGTCCTGGTTCGTCCCCATCGAATAAGCGCTGGCCTCGATGCAGCCGCCTTCGGCGGGGAGTTCGTAGTCGTTCAGCTGCATGTTTCTGGTCGAGTTGTTGGAAAGCCCGCGTAATCTCCCCCCCGTGGTGATCCGCATGCCAACCGACGACAATGGCGCAGCCCACACATGCGAGCTTTCCGAGACATGCCCTGCGAGATCGGCCCCGAGGTTTGTCGAGAACGTGTCCACGAATTCTACCGCCGCGAGCGTGTCGAATTCGGCCGCAGCGCTCTCTCGCCAGAATCGATACTCTGTGCTCGGCAGGTAGCCTGACGTGGAGTTCCCCTCGAACGACACAGAGTTCCCGAAGGTCGTAAGCTCGGGCTGCGTCTCGTTGAAATCCCCCTCCGGGAGCATCAGAATCTGAGTCACAGCGGGCGTCGGCGACGTGCCTGGTACGATGCGGGCGCTGTTCGGCGTGATATCCGTGACAGACGGAGTATTGGGCTGACCCGGCATGATCGGGATGGTCAGGACACCATTTGCCTCAGAAAACGCCCAGTCGACCTGGGGCACCGTGTCCGACCAGTCGCTATTAGCAACGGCAGGGGAACCGACGCCATTCGTCGCTGTAGATGCGCGAGCATATTGGTAATTCGCCGCAGGCGTGAACGTGAGGCCGGTTACCACATCCTCTGGCGTCCCGGACGGGGGCAGACGCCGCTGGATTTTTTGCACGGATGTAGGTGGCGGATTGCCTCCGAAGGTCGCCGCCGGTACGGTGACAGGCACACCCGCTGTCAGCGCGGGCATCGCAGGGTTGGTGATGACATAGGGCGCGACATCCGTGCTTGCTGCCGCGACGGTAAAGCTCATCGTATCCGTCGCCGATCCTGCGCTATTCGTGACGGTGACCGACACGACGTAATCGCCGTCCTCGATGTCGTCTATGACCCGATTCCACGCCCCTGCGGGTGATGTGTACGGGGCTCCATTGCGGGTGATCGTCCACACTGGAGTCGGCGTGGGCGTGCCCGTTGTCGTCGCGGTCAGCGTGACCGTGTCGCCCTCGGTAATAGCGCCAGACGGGGAGCGAGACAGGCTGACCGTCGGCGCGACCGCGGGGTCTGCTACGACAGCCGTCCAGCCCGCGCCGTAGGACCAGACCTCGCCCGCGAAGCTGAAACCGCGCGTCGCGGGTCGGTAGCGATAACCGGCGACAAAGACCCCGGTCGCAGCGACCGTCTCAATAGCCCCCGTCGTGCCAAGCTGGCGCTGCACGCCATGGCCGACCTCCGGCTCGGGGTATCCCGTGAAGGTCGCTGCGGTGGAGGTATACGGCTCTCCCGGCAGCAACGCGCCCGTCAGCGTCGCGGGTGTAACCACGACAGGCTCGGCGTAGACCGTCGCAAATGGCTGGGCGTATACCGTAGTGCGGCCTCCATTGGCATCCGTTCCGATCTCGCGCCAGGTCACAACATCAGCCACCGTCTGCGCGACATAAGGACCGGACGTGATCCCGGTCGCCAGCCATGGGCCAGTACCATTCGCGCGACGGACATATTCGCCCTCGACATCAACGCCAGGCTCCCACTCGCCGGGCACGTGGTCGATAGACGAGCCGACGAGGACGATATTGCCGACGATCAGCTCGGGCGGCACGTCAGGGAGCGGGCCGGAACCATTACCCCTTTCAGCGGACCAGCCGAAGCCACGCGTGGTGCGCAACGTCGTAACATGGGCTTTGGTCGGCTGCTGGCCCTGCGGGACAATCGCCCAGCCATAGCCGTTTTCGGATTCCAGGACGATTTCACTCATGGGGGTGATCTCCGCGCATAAAAAAAGCCGCCGAAAAGGCGGGCTTGAGGGGCTTTAGACGAAGAAGGGCAGCGTCGGCTTCTGGTCGCTGGCGAGCAGATGAAGCCCTTCGAGGGCGAAAAATTTGCCGACATCACCGCCGTTCAGCACGAACCCGACGTGGAACGACGTGAGCGTTGCCGGGATGAACACCGGGCAGGAGCTGACACCGACGTTCGTGCCGTAGGACGCCCCGATGGCATCCGCATTAGCGGCGGAGGCCGTGACATTGGCATGGGTCGGAGTCACATTGACCCAGTAGCAAGCCCGCGCATAAAACGCCGCCGCCGCCTCCCACCGCCCGACAAGCGCGACGACGGCCCGTCCGTCATTGATGGACTGCAAAAGTTCCGTCGGCACCTGACGATAGATGACCTGCGCCCCGTCTCCCGCCGCGATCCGCGCCGACGCCTCCCCGGTATAGGCAGAGGTGGCCCCGCTCAGTGTGGGAGCCACGCCAGTTGATGAGACGGAGAGGCTTGCTGGGACAATACCGTTGCGCCACGGCGTCAGGCGACCCTGATAGATCGCGCCGCGCTCCTGCATGTATTGCTGCAACAGCGGCGCTGCCGGAGCATAGATATTGCGCGCAAACGCAATCTGGCTCGGCTGCGAGGCGAGCCTGAACTCCGGCCCATTGCCCCGGATATTGATGTCCTGCACATCAACCGTGCCATTGCCGTTGACGATCAGATATTCGCAGGTGCTATTCAGGATATCGATCTGCGATCCGGCGATACGGATCGGTCCTCCGGCGATATTGCTGGGCGCCGCCGCATCGATCCGGGTCCGGAATACCTGAGGCGCATTGATCGCCTCGATCCAGCCGCCCTCCCAGTTCAGCGCCATAAATGCAGCCGCGTCAGCGACATAGCCATTGGTAAACTGCTCCATGGAGCAATTCTCGAATCTCCACTTCGCGCCGTGCCGCAGCGTGTAGGCAGCAACAGCCGTGGTCGCGCCATGCACGTTGTAGTGCCGGGTGTTGCGGACCTGATTGTGATTGACGAGGCTCGCGTTGGAATCGGACCATGCCTCCATGATCCGGAACTCCTGGCTGCCGCCGAGCCGGTTGCCGGTCTGGCCGAACAGGCAGTCGTCGATCAGCAGATAGATCGGGCAGAACCGGAACAGCAGCAGGAAATTGCAGCTCGCGACCAGATTAACGAACCGGAATCCGCCCGAGTATTTGACCTGGCTCGCACTGTCGTAAAACCGGCAACCGGTCGCGGTGCAGTCGGCATGGAAATCCTCCAGCGTGACGGAGTAAATCGGGGCGGACGTGGGGTCGGAGAAGATCGCGCCCCCTGCGACCGTGCAGACCAGCCCGCTCGTCCGCCACGTTGTGTTCCGCGCCCGGCCCCGGATGTGCATGTTTGATACCGGCTGGATGCCGGCGACGGCGTACATCCGCGCGCCCAGCTGGACTTTTCCCCGACTGATCGCCTTGGTCAGCCGCGCGCTGTCGTCCGTCGATCCATCGCCTGCCGCACCGAACGCATCGAGGTGATACCAGCCCTGCTGATCCGGCTGGACGCGCAAGCCAACACCGCCCGCCGTGGTCACATCAGGATCGCTGGCGACGACAGCGTAGCCGTGGATCGCCGCGACCGTCAGACCCGCGGTCACAGCGTCGCCCGCATCATAGGGGTAGCTGTCCGACAGCGCCGCAAGCACCGAGGCGTAATGCGCCCCGCTCACCAGGCGCCAATGCGAGCCGTCCACAAGCTCCGTGGCCCCGCCTGTATCGCGCGCATAGGTCAGGACCATGCCGCTCCTGACAACTCGCGCGACAAGGACCTCGGCGGGAATAGCTGCAGCCACCAGCGCCGCCTTGCTCGCGAAATCATACCGTTGATCGTCGGCGTGCGGAGAGCGGAGCCAGTGTCCGGGGTATGTCGCGCCGCCGCCATCCGTCAGCGCGACGAGCCGATCCGCGACGGCAAAAGGCTCCCCATCCACGGTGCCGGTTCCGGTCACGATCCACGCATCCCCCGCATGCACGGGCGTGCCATCTGGTCGCGTCGCCGGAAATGCTCCAGACCCGGCATCCCAGGCCCCGACGATGAGCATGCCCGAGGAAAGCGCGTCGATCTGCTGCTGCAGCCCATCGAGGGATTGCTCCGTTGCCAGTGCAGCTGTCCCCATTGCGAGCGCGCGCTTGGCCTCAAGCATGGACAGGGACTTGCTCCCCAGATCGCCGGGCGAGGCGGATACATCGGCGATCAGCAGCTGATCGGCATCGGTCACGTCGCCGGCCAACGCCGGTGTCATCTGGGTGATTTTTCTGTCAGCCATGCGGCGGCTCCATGTCGATACACCCCGCTGGCGGGGTTGTCATGCGGATTGTCAGGGGTCAGGCCCAGAGGCCGGGGGCCTCGTCCACGCAGGTGATCGTGGCGGTCAGGTCTGCGTGTGGCTCAATGGCGAATACGATCATGCGCTCTACCTCCCCGCCGAGCGGACCGGCGGAGAACAGCGCCCCGATCTCGACCGGGATCGCGTGGCTCATGGTGACGGTGGCGCTGTCCGGACCATCTGCTATAGGCGAGAGGCTGATACCGTTCTGGCGGATCACGATCCCCCGGCCCGCGCCGCCCGGGACAACCTGATCCAGCGTCAGGAGAGGTCCGTCCACGGCAACAACGCGGCCGGAGGCGGTATACTCGTCAAGACTGTGGTGCTGAACACCGATCAGAGAGCCTCGGCGGCAGACGATTGCCTCTGCCGGCGCATCAAATCTGTAGTAGACCGCCCGTTGCTCCAACTGCCGCAAGTCGAACCGCGCCCGCTCCCGCGCTGCGGCCTCCGTGTCGATGCCGTCGTAGCTCACCTGCTCCAGCAACCGGGAGGCCACAGTCACGCCGTCGCGCAGCACGGTGATCTGGCGATCCTCATATCCGAGCGTCCTGTCGGCATAGGTGACCAGAAACCCGTCGGGAATGCTGGCGAACGATTTCTCCCACGAAAAATTCGCCGTGTTGCGCGGCGTGAATATCTGTACCGGCGTCTCATCCGACCTGTCTCTGTCCCAGATCACGCCCCAGACATCCGAAGCGTAGGGCTGCCCGAACCCGCATGACGCTACGACCCGCGCCGCCTCGATCATCGACCGACCCTCGATCAGCGCATTGGCCGTATAGCCGTGGGCGATGCAGTGCTCCCGGAAACCCACCATCATGGCATTGTCGATGATCTCAGGTGGCACCGCTGCGGCATTCAGCGCCCCGGTATAGATGTCGCGCAGATGCGGGGCGGGATTGCTGGTGACCGTGTAGGGGCCCCATGCGCTGCCATCCCAATCTCGGACATAACCGCCCGCAATGGCCGAGAGCGGCCCAAGCTGGCGGTTGCGCGCCCGGACCGCGATGATTGCCAGCTCGGAGCCTGAGGGGATAGGTTTCTCATTCCAGATCGACACGGACCGCAGGAGCATGACGCGATCAGACATGCCATTCAGGCCATGCGGAGCGACTGGCGTGACACCGCTCATCGCGTATCGAAACAGGTCATAGACACCGTTTCCGGCCTCTCCCTGGTAGGTATAGGCAACGGGATTATATTCCGACCGCTTGAAGCCCGCGCCGCGCATCACCTCGATTTCATACCTTCCTTGCGGGAAATCCGGCGCCGCGAGATAAATCGTCGCGTCGTAGCGGGTCAGGCGGAGATTGCGGACGCGGGTATTGGCCACGGTGGCGGGATTGAGAAAATCCTGCGTCCCGTCGCCGATGAACCAGGGATGAGCCTGCCACGCCGGGAAACCGGGCGCGATGGTCTGCGCCGGATTGGCGATGCGCGCCTCTGTCCAGCCCAGCCAGCCCTCCAGTTGCGTCGCGGCGGGCTGCGCTGCCGGAACCCATACGACCTTTACCGTCGCCCGGAGCGATTGCAGCGATGCCCCCTCGTAATGCAGCTCCGGCAGATTCAGCCATTCGCTGGTCCCCTCCCGCCGCATTCTGATCCTGAGCGGCACCCGCACGTGTTGATCGCCGTGCGTGTCGCCGCCCTGGCTCAGGCCAGCAGGAAAAACCAGCTGCAACCAATGTTCATTGGGCGCAATACGCGTGGCGACGACCTGCGCGACAGGAAGTGCCGACGCGATCCCGTCGGTGATATCAAGTGCGCTCTGATTGTCCTCCTGCGTCGTATAGCCTTTTAATTCCGCCTGCAGCTGTTCGGTTTTTGTCTGGCGCGAGACGAGGGTTTGATCCGTATCGCTGACCCACCCCTCGCGGGTTTGATACTGGACGGATTGCATCTCGTGGATCGGCGCGGTGCCAAACCGCACATCGCGCAGGCGGTGCGGACCGGCGAGGCAATAGACAGCCTCCACAACCTCATCCTGGCCGTCGAAATAGAGAAACGGCTCGACAGCGAACGGCGGGAACGCCTTGCGCTCCCCCACGACGCGCGGGATAGGCCCATTCGCAGCGAGCACGTTACCGTCGGCGCTGCTTTCCGGCGTGTCGCGCACATCCGCCGATCCGAAAGTCGGCGGCGCAGAGAGGGCGCCGAGAAGCAGACTGCCAACTGCGGCGGTTCCGGACGCCAAGGCCAGCGCCGAGATACTCCCCTTCGCGAACCACCCGCCTGCGGTGGCCAGCGATCCACCCGCGATTGCTGCCGTGCCAGCGGTGAGTGCGATCGCCGCGACCATGGCGAGAATCTGCTTGCCGCCCCCGCCACCGCCCCCTGCAGGCGGGAGGTGGAACGTGACCTCTGTGACCTCCGGCTTCGGGCGCACCATCGGCCAGACACCCCGCGGGACGGGATGCCCGTTGACGCAGACCACACCCCGCTCCGCAAATTCCTCCGGCAGGCGCATCCGCTCGACCATCTGGGCGAGCGTGCCGGCATGATGTTCGACCCGCGGCGTAAAACCGAACGGATCGCGGTAGACGCAGAGGGTCATGGATTAGACCTGTTGCAGGGCGGCATTTCAATCTCAGTTGCCATCTGCCCGCCTCCTGAAACCCTTGATCCGACCGGCCACGCTGAAATGCTGCAGCGGGACGAGGCAGGTCGCGGTGGACTGCTCGACATGCAGACAGCCCCCGCCGGCGACCACGCCGACATGCACGACCCGCCCATTGCCGCGCGGGGCGCGCATCAGGATCACGTCGTATTCCTGCGGTTCCATGACCTCGATCCAGCCGTCGGACGCCGCCGCTTCTTCCATCGTCCGCGCGATCAGGAGCAACTCACTGGCGCCTACCTCACCGTAAATAGGGAGATCGATTTGCAACTGCTTGAGATACACATCACGGACCAAAGCCCAGCAGGTATACTCGCCATTACCGGTCCCATAGGGGATGCCAATATACTCAGACCACCACGGCATCTCTATTCACCTGACGCATGATGGAATCCGACCTGAATCTCGGCATTGATGCGCGCTGCGACAGCGTCCTCAAGCGCCGCAAATGTCCCTATGTGGATCGTTTTGCCCTCCATCCGGATGCTAGCCTCCCACTTTCTTCCCCGGCTGGATCTATGCACTCCGGTGTGACCTGATCTGTTATCGGACCTCATGCCGCGATTGCGGCAATTCTGGGATGTCGTGACAATCCTGAGATTTGCCAGTCGATTGTTGGCTGGGTTCCTGTCGATATGGTCAAGCTGCCCTGACGGCCACTCCCCATAATGAATTGCCCACGCCACGCGATGAGCCTTGACCCGAGCCCCTAAAATAATGCCTATCAGATACCCCTTCGTTCCCCTTGCGGTCAGAGCCTCACGGCCTGCGGTATGTCTGTTCCATCGAAGGACAATTGCGTCCGTCTTTGCGAACTCTCTCGTCCGCTCTTTCCAGAACAGCTTGCCCGTCTCAGGGTCATATCGGAGAAGTTGACGAAGAACCTCCGGGGAGGGTAATTGGCGATTAGCCATGACGCGATCCTCATGCCTGCGGTGATGAGACATAAGCCAACGCTGCTGCCAGACCGGCCACGTTGTCTCCTAGGGCGCCGAGCGCAACATTGCATCTATGGCAAAGCAGGCCCCTTACGCGTCCCGTTTCGTGACAGTGGTCCACGCAAAAAACATCATAGCGTCCGCCTGGTTTTTTCGTTTTGCAAAGCGCGCAACAACCACCCTGCTGTTCAAGCAGGCGGGCTATGTCGTCCGCACTCAATCCGTAGTTTTGTTTTCTCTTTCTCTCTCTGTCATTCTTGCGCGCCCCATCGATGTTCTCTGCTCTCCTCGCAGCACGGCGATCCCTGAATTCGTCAGTTAGCCACCGACCACGCCCCAGATCGGTTCTGCACTTATTGCACTGCGTGCGTCGCCCGCCGCGATACCCCTTCGCAATACCGAAGGACGATATTGGCAAGTCCTTCTTGCAGTGAGTGCAGATTCTTGTGATAGCTTGATCAGCCATTCCGGGTCGCCCTTTCACGATCCGTTGCGGTTAGGCCCGGAAGTGGCGTTGGTAGCGCCTGCCGGGCCGATTGATTTTACGGGAATTAATCGGCAACTCAACCATATTCATCAGCGATATAGGCCGGGAAGCCGGGCCTGCGTCGCGCTGATGCAGGGCCACGGCTCCTGGGAATAGTCGTGCAGCCCGACCTGCCCCGTGACCTGCTGCGCATCGACCGTGACAGACTTGAGCACGTATCGGCTGAACGCATATATCTGGCCCGGCTCGCCCACAGGCTGGCGCGGAACAACGGTCAGGTCGAAATCCGCCGACGACATAATCAGCAGTGTCAGGCTGGCCTCGCCGCTGATCGCGCGCAGCGCCTGTCCGATCTGGCGATCCACATTCGGCAGGGTCAGCTCCGCCGCCGCTACGGCCTCCTCCGTGTCGTCGAGGATCGTGTAGCCGAACACAATGCCGGTCCACGATTCTCCGCCATAGACATATCCAATCGGGTCGCTGACCAGCCGGATCGGCTCGTCGAGCGCCGGGTGCTCGATGGTCAGGAAAGCAAGCAGAGCATCGGGGGACACCGCATCCTCGAGAGACGCCCGATCCGGGATATCACGATCCATCGAAAGACACCCCCTCCTGAACGATGATCCGGTCACCGTTTTCCTGCAGCACGTAGTCGCCATTTTCCTGCAGGAGATAGCCGGGCGGAATATCCACGGGAAACGACGTGACGGAGAACGAAACCGCGATGCAGCGCGCGCCGGGGGCAGCCCGGCGCTGCTTCGATACGCTATAGGGCGGGTTCCCCTTCACTATCTTCCATGCCGATCTCTCCCGCGTGATCGGGTGCGCGAACTCGAACGGCAGGACGCCATAGCGCAGCGTGGTGCGATACCACGTCTGGAACTCCATGAACTGCCCCACGGTCATCAAACGCATGTCGAGGGAATACACCTCCGGTGCCCACGATGATTTGGGGCGCTCTATCGCGGGGCCGACCTCCGGCTCAAAACTGACGCGATTGTCCTGCAATCCGCCCTGCGGTGAGAGCGGCATGATGCAGTCAGGCACCTCGAAAGGCCATTGCCGCACAATCATCGCTTGGTCACCGCCGTCCTGAGTCCATTGCGCTGTCGAAGACTCTTGTCGGCCATGCCAGAGGTAATCCCACGGTTGACCTCCCTCATCACTATTTTGGTTGTCTCCCGCCCCGATGCGCTGCGGCTCGTCTCCTGATCGACCTGATCCACGCGCCCTGTGGTCTGGTTGACGATCTGGATATTCCCGCCCCCCTGACGAGAGGGATAGGACATGCTGGACGGGCCGACAAATCCCCCGGATGCGAAACCACGCCCTCCGCGATTGACCGCCTCCAGCAGGGCGCGGTTCTGCCGGGTGGCCGAGGCGTTGACAACAAACTCTCCATTGGAAAGTGCAGCCGGTATGCTGTCGCTCGTCCCACTCCCGGGACCGCTGATAAAACCTCCGGATGCCGCCCTCACCAATGGCACAAATCCAGACGACCCGAATGCATTCGGCATGAGACTGGCGAGCAGTCGAAACGTCGCCTCCTGCGCGGCCATCGCCGCGAGCCGGCGACCGAGATCGCCGATCGCGTCACCAGCGTTCTGGCTCCCGCTGACAATACTGTCAAATAGGCCGCTGAAACTGCTGCGAAGCTCGTCCGAAACGGCAGAAGCGAAATGTCCTGCCTGAGTGAACTCGTCCCCGAGCGACTGCGCTGCCCGGTTGTAGGTGTCCTGGTTGATTGCTCCAGCCTTTAGGAGCGTATTCAGCTTATCCATCTCTATGGCGTATTGCTCTGCGGCAGTGCGGGTTGAACTGAAAACCTGCTCCGCGTCGCGCGCCATTTCCTTCGCGGCGCGCTTGGCCTCCTTTGCCGCTTCGGACTGGGCTTTTCGGGCAGCCTTTCTAGCCTCGCTCTCAGCTTTCCGCCGCGCCTCTGCCTGCTCCCTCTCCCACGCAGTCACATCGTCCATCGTGAAAACGTTCGGGCTCGACTCCCGGTAGTTCCATTGATTGATCTCTCCCCGACCGCCACCGGTATTCTCCTGGGCGAGACGGTTCCGCAGCGACATGGCCTCCAACAGATTGGAGGCCAACCTGCTGGCCTCGTCTGCTGCAGAGGTGATACCCGGCGCAATTTCTGCTGTCGCGGCGACGAACTGCCGCGTCGCATCCTCTCCTGCCACGATGTTCTTCAACAGGGTCAGTAGCTCAGCGCTCAAATCCTCCTGCGAGAGCAGCATATCGGCGGCGAGCGCCCGAAGCTGCTCGAATGCAGTCAGTTGCTCCTGCGGCCCTGCTGCCGTGCCGAGCGCGTTCAACGCATCATAAAGCTGGCGCGCCTGCTCGTCGGTGAGGCTCAATTCATCCCGCAGAAACCGGAGTTGCCCCGCCTCGCTGGCTGCATAGCCACGCAGGCTGTCGAGCATACCGGGTTGCGAAACACTGGTGATGCCGCCGATTGCCGTGTCCAGCGCCGACTTGGCATCAATGGCCGCGAGGGTCCGCTGCGCGTCGATCATCAGCCAGAGTTGGCTGGTCACTTCTCCGTATTTCTGTCGCAGCTTCTCAAGGTCGCCGTCGGCGTATTGCGCCGTGATCGACTGCAAGTCGCTGATGGCGGTGTTTACATCCTTGAGCGACTTGGCAACGTCTACCGACTCTTCCCCGAACAGGCCCATGGCATTTGCCAGCGGGAAGATGACCGCAGCAGCAACGCCTGCGAGCGCCCCGAACGTGCCGAGCGGCCCGAGTATCTGCGGGATTTGCTGGCCTAGAGCGGTAAGCACGCTGGTGCCTGATCCGATCTGCACCGCAAGGTCGCCGAACTGCGCCGCCGTGTTCTGGATCTGGAACCGCTGGTTGGCAGTGATATTGCCGAACCGGCTCATCTCCTGGCCGGACTTCGCAACTGCCTGCGTCACGTTCTTGTTCGCCGCCACGAACTGCTTGTCGATGCTGTTCGCCGCCTTTGTGGCACGCGCCTCAGCACGGGCGAGCGCCTTTTCCATCGCGGAAATGTTCGCCTCTAGGCGAAAGGAGAGGACCGATTCATCCGCCATCACTCAAACCCCACGATGCCCATTTCCCGCGCTTCTTCGTCCGTCCACGATGACGCCCCCGGCGCTTTCTTCCCACCGTGGAATTCCACCATGCCTTCCATGCAGCAGGCGAATTCCCACAGGCTCATTGCGTCGACTTCGCGCGGCGTGAACCCCGCTTTGGCGCCGCCTTTGTAGATGGAGCTGAACTTCCACTTTCCGGGGGGCTCGTCGCCCCCGTCGGCTCCCCCACCGGATCATCGGCCACCCCCATGACCGCAGCGGCAATGACCAGCATGGCAGGCATGACGAACGACCCGAGAGGTTCCGTTTCGGATAGACGTCGGACAAGATCGCGGGCCTTGGACTTCTCCATCCCACCGCCTTCAAGTCCGAAGCGCAGCACCTCAAGCGGCATGTCCACCCGCCACCGACCTGTGCGCAGCGCGGTCAGGATTTCCATCGGCCCCGCGTCGCATGCATCCTGCACCGCCCGGAGGTTGCCGATGGGGAGTGCGAAATCATGCTCTCCGCCAGGCCATGTCAGAGTGACTTTCATCAGGGCGTCGCCGCCTTAGCCGTGCGGGTCGGGGTGCCGTCGAACTCGAACGCGATGGACGCCGAAACCTTCTGGCCCTTGGTCCGCGTGTGGTCGAGCTGCGTCAGGTAGGCAAGGCCGCTCTCGTATTCGGTGTCGCCGACCGCCGCGTTCAGGTTGCCGACGCGCACGTTCTTCACGGCCCCGGAGTAATACCAGTCCATCAGCATCTCATGCGATTGCTGCGCCCACGTCGCATCAGACGCCGCGACCGTGACGTTCAGTGCCCGCACCGCCTTTTCCGTGGAATACGGCAGGCTTTCGTCGTCACAGTCGGCCGGGACTTCCGACGTGTCGATCTGCGTCGCGCGGCTGATGGTGATGTCCTTAAGCCCGCAGACCTTGATGTAAGTGCCGGGGGTCTCCGATTCGACCTCCAGAACAAGCTGCTCGAAGCGCTCAGTGATGGGCTGTGCCAAATTGGCCTCCTGTGGTTTCAGGGTTCCTGACTAAATCAGGTGCGTCCTGTGATTGGATTTTCTTGCGGACTGGGATTGCCGCGCCCGCCCTGATGGCGGCTGATATGAAATCGCGCGGGAATGCCTGCGGGATTGGCTTGGCCTTCGCGCCGAAACCGATGTTGCCTTTCGGTCGGCGCCAGTGGAATTCGCGTAGGAATAACGCCCGCGTCTGCCAGTCAGCCATTGAACGCCTTCTCCGCAGCCTTGCGGACGTTCCGGCTCAGCCGCGCGCGGCCCCGGGTCCGATTGGCCCGGATCGACGGATAGAAGAACGGATTGGCTGCCATCTTCTTGGTGCCGAACTCCTGCAACTTCGCCAGCTGGAACTTGATGCCGCGAGAATTCGTCACCATCGTCTGTGCGCTTCCGGCGTAGATCGTGATCCGCCGCGCGCTGTCGGGGCTTCCCGCCACCGATCCTACCGAAATAGACCCTTCCGGCGCATCGCCCCACGTCCAGCCGATAGACGCCGCCAGCCTGCCGCTATCCTTCGGCACAAGGCGCCGCATCATGGCGACGATCTCGTTCGCGTTCTGCTCAAGGGTCTCCGTCGCCGCTTCCTGCACCGCCCGCGGCAAGGCGCGGAACCGGGCACGGAGCTTTTCCAGACCCTCAACCATCGTTTTCCTCGATCAGCGCCTCAACATGCACCACTCCGTGCGTGGTGATGCCGTCCGGGTCGTCCATGATCTGGCAGAGCGTCACTTCCATGCCGACCAGAGCATCCGCCCCCATGTCGGCCTCATGGCCGTGCAGCGCCCGTTTCACGGCGTCCACTATGCTCTTGCACGGCCATTTCCGGCCCTGATCCCGTGACCACACGTCGACCTGGACCGTCTCCACCCTGCCTGAGATGCACTCCACATCGTCCGGGAAGTAGCTGGACGGCCCAAGCGTGATGTGCGGATATGGCGTTTTGGGCCCGTTCGGCATTTCGGCGGGGGCCTGATCCCATATGTGCTGCGCGACCAGCGCCGTGACCGCCGCATCCGCCTTAAGCGCGTCCAGAATGACGTCCTGCAACGCGACGCTGGTCATACCGCCACCCCGGATTGCGCCGTGATTTCCAACTGACGCCGATCATCGGTCGGCATGACGGAACGGATATTGTAGACCTCACCGCTGCGAACGTCGCGCATCCGCCACGACGCTTTGGCTTGGCGTGTGTCGGAGGTGCTGTAGACCGTGGCAACCACCGTCAGGATGCCTTGCAACCGCCCGGCCTGCACTTCCTCGCCGCCACGCAGAAACCGGATATGCGCGCGGGCCTCCGTCACCGGCTCCCAGCCGACCTCAACCCCGCCGTGCCCGTCATCGGTCATCAGAGGCTTGTCGAGCGCGATGCGATAATACCCCCCGCTCATGCCAGTGTCGGCGTCCTGCGGGGATAGATCATCGCGCGAACTGCTGCCGGGGGATAGTTGTCCGGCATCAGCCCGTCGGGATCGCCATCCGGGTTCTTGTAAAGCATCCCGACCCAGAAGATCGTGGCGACCTTCAGTTCGGCGGGAACGGGATCGGGCGTCTCCACCGCCTTCACGTACTCCAGAAGCCGCTCCGAAACCGCCGAAACCAGCAAACCGAGCGGCACATCGTCATCGTCGTGCATGATTTGCAGGAGGGCTTTCGCCTCGTCCACCGTGACAAGATCAGCCATTGCCACCACCGATCCGAATAGGCTTCATTTCGCGCGCAGCCCTCAACTCGCCGTGTACGCCGTCGCGACCTTTCTTCACCGCCAACCGCCAGCCCTTGCCCTCTCCCGGTTTCTCCGTGGTCGGCTCCTGAGCCAGCCAGAGATTGCCGCCGAAGGTCGTGGCATCGCCGCGAACGTACTTTTCGCCCTCCCGGAAGATGCCACGATCCACGAAGCCCGGCAGAGGAATGGACTTGACCACATCGCCGCGCTGGAACTGCGCAATCGCCCGGCCCGTGTCGTCATAGACGAATTCCAGATCGTCGAACCCGAGGCCATCTCTCCCGTCCGCCCCGTCAAGGCCCTTCTGTCCGTCGATGCCGTCGCGCCCGTCCTTGCCGACGACAGGACCAAGGCTCTTGACCTCGCCATTGCTCAGGGTCACGACAAGCCCGCCGTCCCGGTCGATCAGAGCGCCGCAGATGCTGGCCCCGTCCGCTCCCTTCTCCCCCGGCTTTCCGTCCGCGCCATCCTTGCCGGGGGCGCCATCCTTTCCGGGGGCACCGTCCACGCCGTCGCGCCCGTCCTTCGGTGCCGGGATATCTGCGAGGAAGTCATCGACCCGCTTTTCGATGACGGGCAGAACGTCCTCGACGGCGACGCTGGACCCGTCCTTTCCGTCGGCCCCATCCTTGCCGTCCTTCGGCAAGGGGACGGCATCCAGATACGCCTTCACCTGAGCCGAGAGTGCGGGCATCACATCGTCAATCGTCACGCTGGCACCATCGCGACCGTCTGCACCGTCCTTGCCGTCGGCAGGCGCAGGGCGCTCCGCCAGCGCCGCCTCAAGCGCGTCGATGCGGGCCAGAAGCGGCGCCGTGGCCTTGTCCAGCAGATCGCGCACGACCGGCGCGACCCCCTCTGCCATGGCCTTGATTTCGCTGTGCTTCATCCTGCCCTCGCGGTACGGAAAAACCGCCCCCGAAGGAGCGGCCTGTCTGGTTTGGTTGTGGTGTGGCTCAGCCTAGTTGCGGGCGGACATCGAGAAAGCCGGTAAGGTCGTTGAAGGCTGGAATTCCGACGACCCATGACCCTGATCCGCAATCGCCCACTGCCGAGAAAAGCCACAGCGACCATGGCCATGGCTTCGCTCACCTTCGTCCTTTTTTCTGGCCCTGCGACAGCTGACAACAAGGTGGAAATCTGCCGCGAGGTCGGCCTTCTGATCGGAGCGCAGACTTCTGGCATGAAGGAAGCGGCGAAAGCTCTTTTCGCCCACAAGAAAACCGCAGACATCGCCGTTGTCGTTCGACCTAACGACGACAGTATGACATTCCACCAAAAGATGATCACCGATCTTCATGACGAACTGCTGGCCATCCTCGGCAAGTCGCAGTCGGAGCAGAACGAGCACATCCAGAATATACTGGCGCTTTGCCTCCCGGCCTCGGGAAACTGATTCCTACCCTCCCACGGCCTTCCTGAACTCCGCCAGCCAGACCGCCTTGCCAGCTTCCTCCGGCAAATCCGGTTCGTCATCGACGGGCGCAGCGACAGGCTGCGTTACGGGCTGCTCCGCCTGCTGGATCATCTGCTTGTCGCGCGCATTGATAGCCGCGATGCTGTGATCCTGCTGTTGCAGGTAGACCGTATCGCCACCCTCGATGGGTGGAGCGTCCAGCCGCTTCCGGCGTTCGTCCAGCGTCAGCACGTTCTTGCTTCGCTCGATCACTTCCATCTGCGTCACGCTGTCCATGCGCAGAAGGCCGTCGGTGTCGAACTCGACGCCCATGCTCACGCCGTCCAAAGCCAGCCCCTCATCAAGACACGCCTCCGCGTCCTCGATGAGCTTCTGTAGTGCGCGGGAATAATACTCCACGTTGAGCGCCTGTACGTTCGATGCCACCGGCGTCGCCTCAAGCCCGATCTTGTAGGGCGGAATATGGAACGTCCGCGCGATCACCTCGTCCGACCACTTGAGCTGATCCACGAGCTGCGCATCGACCGCGGTCATGCCCATCGGCTCGAATTTCAGCCCATCTCCGACAACCGCGATCTTCCCCGCACCGTTGCCGGTATAGTTCGTCTCCCATTGCTCTTTGAGCCGGGTTGCCGTCTCATCGCTGATCGGGCCGGGCGCAATCAGGATACCAGACGGCATTGATTTGTTCTTGAAGAACAGCGTCGATCCGTTGGCGATCTGATATCCCTGCATCGCCGCAAGGCCGTTCGCGAAGATTGGCGACAGCCCCACAAGCGGGTGAAACAGGCAGTTGTAGCGGTCGTGGATGACCTCTGACGCCGGGACGGTGATCGTCTCCACCGACGCCGTGAGCGTGTCCGGCTGCAATTCGTAGTAGACGGCGCCGTCGTCCGACACGAGCGGCTTCACCCGGTTAGGGTCCAGGACGTAGAGTGCCGTCACGACGCCCCGGTTATCACGCTGCTTCAAGACGTAGGTGTTGCCGCGCGACAGCTTGGACAGGATCCAGCTTTCCACGAACTGCCCGCGCGTCTGGTAGCGGTTCGGCTTCCGCAGGACGGGCGAATACGCATTGCTGCGCGTCTCCCGCCACACACCGGACGCCGCGTATTCCATCAGCTTGATGCGGAGCTTGCTGATGTCCCCCGCAATGAGCGTCATGCAGGCGAAGATCGTGGGGTTCGCCAGAACCGTATCGACCTTGATCTCCGCGTTCTGCTGCCACGCCCCCGGATAGGGCTCCCGGATCAGCGGAAACCATCCCTGATTGTTCAGGACGGGCGACAGCGCCTTCCGCGTGATGGTCAGCCCAAACAAGCGCACGGCTTATTCCTTGTCCTGCCGCGCGTAGAAATGCTTGATGGTCGCGCCGCCGGTCAGCACCATGACATTTCGCACCCCGAGCGCATCCTCAGCCATTTTCCTCAAGGCCTCCATTTCCTCCCTCGTGATAGGCTGATGGCATTCGATTACGAAAATGTCTTTCATTCGCTTACTCCTTCGCCTCAGCGATCTTGGCCTTGAGGGTTTCTGCGTCCCAGCCGTGATAGGCCTTCTTGCCAACTACGGTCTGATACTCCGCGCGCAGCGTTGGCAGGTCATCGGTCACGGCGTCCTTCGTGTCGTAACGCGCGCTCCCGCGACGGACGAGGATATCCGCGTCACGGGACGACGCCACGAATTCATCACCCGCTACCATCGAACGATTGGCATACCGGAGGCGCTTGGTGGCGATCATCTGCTTCATGGTACTTCCCCTGACATGGCTGAGCCGGGCAATCGCTCGCCCGGCCCGTTCTCAAGCACGCATTACGGCGTTTCCGGAGCGCCCCACTCGACGCCCGTCAGGTAAGCGACAGACGACGTGCGGCGGCGCGCCCAGTTGATCGTCCGCTCCGCGCGGAAGGCCACGCTGTTGGTCTGGAACATCGACACAACGGAGGTCGCCGTGGGAACGTCCGACGCCATCGTCGGCGCGTCGTCCATCTGGAGCGAGGCCTCGCGGCTCATGTCCACCGAAATCCCACCGTCATCCGCGAGGTAGATATCGCTTGCGTTGGCGAGGATCACGATGTCGGAGTCCACGTATTCCGAGACGATGACCGGCATACCGAACAGCGTGCCCCCCGTCATGGTGATGTCCGGGAACTCCGGCGCACCAAGCGGCGAGCGCATCAGCGACAGAGAGAGAGCGCGCGTCGCAGACATGATCCAGACGCCGCTCGTCGGGGCATTGTTCGCCGCGATGAACGCGCCCATGAGAGCCTGGAAGTCGGCCCGCACGTCGTCCGCAGTGCTCCCGTTCGACGGAATTGCCGTCGCGCCATTGGTGATGGACTGGGGGGAGACGTTCGCTACAGCCGCCTTGGCCGGATCCACGAAGTCGATATCCAGCCGCTCGCGAAGGGCCGCCGCGAGAGAATCCCGCACGATGGCCTCCGCCGCCGGGCTGGAATCCCGAAGAACCTCCTCGGTCACCACCGCAATGTTCGCGACCTTGGTCGGGTCCAGAACACGGCGCTCAAAGTCGAACTGGGTCAGGGGTTTCGCCTTGCCCTGTCCGACCCAGTAGCCAGCACCGCCCGAGGTCTGGCCGATCAGCGGGACGCGGAACGGCACGCGACGCAGCGAGGGGACACCATTCGCGCCGAAACGGCCGAGGATGGTCTGCGGGCGGAGGAATTCGAGGAAGTCGGCGAAAGCGCTGCCTTCCTCGCCCACCAGCGGGCCGGCCCACGTCGCGCCGGTGGTCGTGCCTGCGGGAACCGCAGCCTTCACCAGCATGCCATATTCCGCCGAATCCTCGCCGTAGAGCATCTTCGCGATGTGGCGCGGGCTTTCCCCGTCGAGCTTCGAGATGGCCTTGATCTTCGCCAGTCGCGCGAAGCCGATGCCGCCCTCCAGCTTCGGGGCCTTTACGGTAACGGGAACGCCACCGCGAACGGCAGAGCCAGTCTCGACAGACTTGACGCCCTCAACCGGCTTTGCCGTGGCAACCGCCATCTTTTCCAGCGCCCGGAGCCGCTTCAGGTCACCGTCGATCTGGCCGATCTCCGATTCCAGCGTGTCGAATTCCTCCTGCTCGGAGGCGTCGGTCGAACGGCCCTCCGACATGGATTTCGTCATCACTTCTTCCATGCGCGCGGCGTTCGCCGAGCGCTTGGCTTCCAGAGCAGCAATCTGCTCAGCATAGGTTTTCATGTTCCGGCCCTCCTTGGGCACCAAAGAAACAGGTTTCAGGGGGTGCCCCTCGACGGAGGGCGCGGTATTGCCGGACTGGCCAGACGAGGCCCCGGCGAATTGCTTGACGGTCAGGATCGTGGCTTCCGCGTTCGCAGGGACTGCCACAGCGCTGAGCTCGAACCAGCGCCAACGGGTGTATTTCACCCCATAGCTGCCGGGGATCGGCTCGCCATTGATGCCCTTGAATCCTATGGACAGGCCACGAATGAGCCCTGCCTTGATCTTCGCCCACACTGCGTCGACGTCGGCCAATCCCTTCGCAATGGTTGCCTCAATCTCGATCCCGGCCTTCGTGACTCGGGCTTTCGTGACCGTGCCGATGGGCTGCTTGTGATCGTGCTGATACAGCAGCGGGATTGGCAGCGTGAATTCCGCGCCGTCCATCACCATCACATCGTCCACCCGATCTGGCGTCGGAGTGCTGGCAATGCCGGTGATGACACGCGCATCTTCATCCACCGCCTTGATGGCGATGGTGGAATACATCCGGTCCATGCGGACCTCCTGTCAGATAATGACCATCCGGTATTCAGGCGCCCGCTTCGCTTCCGGGTTGCGGACCATCACCGTGACCGCGTTGAACAGCGCCATCGCCGGGTCGATCTTGGCATCCCCGGCGTTCTGTTTCGTCGCCCGGATCGCCGTGGCGGTGGGCTCGATCTTGATATTCCCGACACACCACGCCATCAACGCCGATCCGTCGTGCCTAAGCGTGCCGTTTGCGAGCTTCCGCTCCGCCGTCTTGATCGCGTTCATCATCGCGTATCCCTGCGGAGAGCCGATCAGAAGACCTTCCTCTTGCGTCACGCCGATCTCAGCCAGAGCCTCGATAAGCTCGCCTAGCCCTGCAGGGTCTACAGAGACCGATGCGAGCAAGCCCCGCTCCTTCACCTCACCCACGACACCGACGATCTCGGAGATATCCTCCAGCTCGTCCCCAACAATAGTCAGGTCGCCGTCTCGTTCGAATCCCTCAAGCTTCGTCGCGATGGACTTGCGCAGGGTCAGCACCCCGCGGTGGCACCACGCATGGCTCCATGCCAACCAGTCGCGGGAACCCTTCTCACGTCCCAGAACGGACAGGCCGAAAAGGTCATCGAGCCCGCCACCGTCGATCCCGATCACCACGACCTCTGAGCGGCCCAGAACATCGTCCAGCGTCATTTTCGTGCCGCGCTGCGACCAGTAATCCGCCCCCGGCCAGCGATTGGCGCGAAGGTTCATCCCGATCTCGACGTTGAGATGCTTGGCGAGAAACACGTTGCGCGTCTCCGCGCCCTTGGCGAGCTCCTTGCTTAGCTCGTCCTTGATCCATTCTCGGCTAACCGAGTGCCCGATGTTCGGGTTGGTGATGTGAAAGTTTGCCGGATCAAGGTATGCCTCGGCGTTCACCATAGCCTTGGGGAACTCATAGATGACCGGCAAAAACTTTCGGTCGTCGATCTCCCCGTCCCGAACGCCCCTCGCGTAATCCAGTTTGTCCTTGAACACCCCGGCAGGCGGCTCATCCGACTGCGTTGTAATCGAGATCACGAAGCCCTCGGGCCGCGACACAAGACCGCCCGTCGCCTCGCGCAGCATCGCGTCGGCCTTCGGCTTCTTCCCGAACTCCCAAAGCTCGTCGATTAGGACGAACGCGGCTTTCTTCCCCACCACAGTGGCGCTATCGGCCGCGACCACCTTCAACGTCGCCCCTGTCCGCAGGTGCGTGATTGTCCGAACGTGGTCCTGCACGTGCAGGAAGCCGCTCTCAGCAGCGTTAAGCTCCGGGTCGGCCCTCACCATGTCAGCGGCCGGCTTGAAGCTGTTTTGCGCGGCCTCAATCGTCGGAGCGAGGATCAGCAACTCATTCGACTGCCGCCAGTTGCGGATCAGCGCCGTCAGCATCACGCCAGCAGCGAGGCTCGACTTCCCGTTCTTCTTCGCCACCGTGACAAAGAACTCTCGGATGAGCCTTTGGCCGGTCGATGCGTCGTATGATCCGAAGATCGCCCGAACCAAGTCGGTGATCCAAGGCGGCGAAATCTCTCCGTATGTCGGCGCACCCGCCACGTCCACCAGACGCAGCGAGCTGAACACTTCCAATGCGCTGTCAGCCTCATCGGGAAACAACGCGCCACAGGTAATGAGCGATCTCTGATCTGCGATCCTGTCTGCCCAGTCCCTGCAACTCGTAGTCCAATCTAGCGTCATAACAGCGTCAGCACCTTGGCGTTCTTGGCCCTGTTCTCGTGCTTCCAAAGAGGCTGCAGGTTGGTCAGGGCCCAGCTATGGTTAGGGCCGGATCGAGGACGCCACATCCTCTCCGGCCCGATCATTATAGCACCCCGCGCCAAGCAGGTGAATCAGGCTCCGTTGTTTACGATAAGCTTGGGCGCGCTCGGAACGCAGAACTTCCCCGCAGAGGAGGCTTGCTGCGCGGTCTCTTTGCGCTGCTCCTTCTTGCCGGGCGCAACGTCGGACGCGCGGGCATGAACGAAGGGTGCCGCAGCCATTGCCATCCGGTCCCGGCGGGCATCGTCCGCGTCGCCGTCGTTCATCACGCCGAGCATGTATTCCAGCGGGGTCATTCCGCCGAGAGACTTGCGCGGACGGTTCGCCGCAGCCTCATTCTTCACAGCCGGGACACTGCCAGCCTCCTTGCGAGGGCGGCCAGCGCCAGGTCGGGCACCACCTCGGGCCATTTCAGCACCTTTGATTTTCGATTGATTAGGGCCGACTGGAAATCAAACAGCCGGGATTTAATCTGCGAATGACTGGGGCGTGGGTCTGGGCGATCGGGCCGGATCGTGGCCTTGACCACCCCCCCCTAGGCTCGATGGCACGTGAGCGACTACCTGAACCCCTGCTGCCGCTCTTGCTTGGCCTTCACCCCATCATGACAGGACTTGCACAAGCACTGTAGGTTGTCGGCATCCCAGAACATCGCCTCATCGCCACGGTGCGGGATGATGTGGTCGGCTACCGCTTCGCCCTTACCGGCACAGAGGCGCTTGCACATGGCGCAGGTGAACTGGTCACGGACTAGGACTGACCACCGCAGCGCCTGCCACTTGGCCGTCTTGTACCACGCCCTATGAACTTGAGTTCGGTCCCTGTCCCGAGACCGGGCAGCTTCGTCTGATGGGGGGGGGCCAATCAATGAGGGAAGTTTCTTCAGAATTGGCTTGATCGTATGAAGCTTGGTCATCTCTAGCTAACGTGTGCCCAAGCAGCGCCCTGCTTGATGCGGTGTATCTGCTTAATGTCGACTCCGTACTCTGCCGCGATCTTCGACAGGGACCTCTCATCACTTCTGATAGCCGGAATTTCAGCTTCGGTCAGTTTGGCGTTGCCCTGACGCGATCCACGACATGACCGCCCCTTCGACACCATATCCTTGCTGTTCGCATTAGCAGGCTGCTGAAGAAGTCGGCGAGGCGGAACGGTTTCCCTTCTGGGTGGTCGGCGGCGTTCGGCTTCGGGTTGGTCGAGGCAATGAGTGTGGGTGCCTGATGCCGCCCCCTGTCGTCAAGCTCCGAGCAGCCGAGGTAGCCGGGCGAGGTTGTTGGCGGCCATGGTCAGGATGAAGCGGGAGCGCACCCTTTCGAGGCCGCGATAGACGGTCTGGGCCATGCCGCCGACGGTCTTGGCCCAGCCGAAGGCCTCCTCGATGCGTTTGCGGTTCCTGATCGACAAGGCATAGCCCTCGTGTCGGGTGGTGCGGCCGTCGATCGCTGAATATCGCGTTTTCTGCGCGACATGCGGCGTGACACAGGCCTGGCGCAGATCGGCGACGAACTCGGCGGCGTCGAAGCCCTTGTCCGCGCCCAGTGTCAGTTGCCGGGTCGATCCGGGGGAATGGCGATGGATCATGTCCATTGCCGCGCGCCGTTCCGCATGACCATCGGCCTGCGTCAGGTCGCCCTGCACGATCAGACCGGCGCGGTTCTCCATCAGCGCGTGGCCGATGAAGCACAGCATGGCGCCGGTGCCGGGGGACTTCTTGTAGAGCCGCGCATCGGGGTCCGTGGTCGAGGCATGGGTGGCGTTGGACCGCCTCTCGCCCCGGAAATCGACCTCGGTATTGCGGCTTTGGCGGGTGGGGCGGGGCATCGGGTCGGTCTCGGCTTCGGTTGCTTCGGTCAGGTCTTCAGCAGTCGCGTCGGGTCCGGGCGGGTCGCCCGGATCGTCGTCGGGCGGCGTGCCGATGGCTTTGGGCTGGAAACTCTTCATCGAGGCCCAGGCCTTGACCAGCGTGCCATCGACCGAGAAGTGATCGTCCGACAACAGCGGCGCGACCTCGCGGTGGGCCAGGATCGCCGCCATCACCTTGCGCGACATGTCGGTCGTCAGCAGCCGGTCGCGGTTCTTGGTGAAGACGGTCGGGACCCAGACCGGATCGTCGATCCCGAGGCCGACGAACCAGCGGAACAAGAGGTTGTATTGCATCTGTTCCATAAGCTGCCGCTCGGAGCGGACCGAGAACAGGATCTGGATCAGGCTCGCGCGGATCAGCCGTTCCGGCGCGATCGAGGGCCGGCCGAAATCGGCGTAAAGCGCCTCGAACTCGGCATCCAGGCTCGCAAGCGCGTCGTTCACCACCTGCCGGATCTTGCGCAGCGGATGCCGCGCGGGGATGCGCGCTTCCAAGTCGACATAGCTGAACAGCGACCCGCTCGCCTCGTCCGTCCCGCGCATCATCACCCTCGCCAAAGCCTGCGAAGGGTGAATCATGTTCCTCGAACCGGGCCAAGGGCCGACTTCTTCAGCAGCCTGTTAGGTGTCCCGATGGACAAGTGCTCTGGGTTGCAGCACGAAGGATTGTCGCAAGAATGCATGACTAACTGCCCCGATGGGTCGACGCCGGTTCGTCGCCATATTGCCAAGCGGTGCACATACAGGGTCTTGTGTTGGGCTTTCGGCCCAAACCCAATCACCCCATATCCCTTCGGGGTCTTCGCCCCTTGCCAAACATGGCATCCTGCAGGCAGGAACTTCACCTTCCCGTCCAGCCTAGCCCAGAGCGCCAAGCGTTGCTGCTCGTCTCCCAGTATAGTACAGAGGTCATTAGCCATTCGATGCGCTCCAATCGCGTCGTTACGGTCAGGGCCTCACGGTGGTGCAAACACCGATTGAGGCCCGCTCATTTTACCACTTCGCTGGTTCGATGTGAACCCATGCCCTCCAGTGCTGCTCCGTGTCCCTCTGATGGTCCCTGTTGCCGTAGGCCGCCCGCATCAGCGGGGCCAGCTTGGCGACCTTGGGCTTGATGGTTGTCAGCTTGGGCATAGTGCCGCCTGCGTGCTGGTGTGTCCCGCCGTCCGTCCTTCACGCGACTACCCCGGGCGGGTGTTGGCGCACCCATATGCCCGGCTCTGGCGGCGCGTTGACCCCCATGGGGCAGGATGGGCGCTGTCGGCTGGCGGGATGGCCGTGGAAGGTGCCAGAGCATGAATGAGAAAAGGGAGCGGACCCTACGGTCACACCCCCTCGCGATTATCAAATTACATGCGCTTTCCTATCCTGTCAACGCCCTGCAACCACAAGTGCTTGTAGCCCTTCGCAGATCATGTGTTCCGGGGCGGCGTCATCCAGAACGCATGCGCGCTTGATAGCCCAGATCACCCCTGCGGAGCACTTGCGGAGAATGTTCTGGTCTGCGTCGTGCTGGCGTTTGGCCTCCATTGCGGCGCGCAGACGGTCAGGGCGCGATCCTCCCCGTACGTCACCGTAACTGACGCCCTGTGGCGTTGGCGCTGGCAGGCCGTGGAGGGCGGCGTAGCGGATATATCGCTCGCAGTAGTCGGAGCCCGCTGCAAGTTGCTGATCGGTGATCCGGCCATCGGCCCACAGCTTGCCGATGACACTGCCGCGATGGAGAAGCTTTGCGGCCTTCATCTCCTCCTTGCTGACGGGCTTGGCGTCTCGCTTGCGCCATTTGGAGGCAGCCGCCTTGTCCTTGGGTTCCTTGAACGCCACGGCATGGCGACGGCGCGCCCTGAGAGCTACCTGCATCGGACCCTCCTCAAATGCGACACGCAAGGCGTCTGCCTTGGCCTCAGCGCTGCGAGACGGATGCCCTGATGGCGTACGCTGCACCTTCTTGCGCGGCCTACCCCTCGCCATGGCTGGCCTCCTGTGCTTGGTATGCGCGGAGGATGGCCAGCAGCCATGCTCGGGCGGGCTGATCTGGCAATTCCATGTCCACGCGCTCAGACGGCCGCCACTCATCGCCGGGGTAACGCCACACCCTCGCACCGTATGCCCCGCAGTGGTATCCCCACCCCGGCAGGAGCGCGTTGTGCAGGGCCATGGCTGCGTCGAGGGAGCCGTGGTAGGCGCTGCATGCGGTCGTCACTTGGTCGCCCTCATGCCTCGCCTGCGCGATGCGGCGCTCAAGCATGGCGTTGCTGATCTCGATGATGTCGGTCATTCTGCGGCCTCCAGGTGTGGGATTGCATCGACAGCGGCGATCCTCTCGCCAATCCATTCCGCGCAGTTCACCGCCCACGAATTGCCGAGGGCCTTGTATCGCGGGCCATCAGGGCATTGGGACGCTGGCTTTCCGCGCCACGGTATGGCTGTGTATCCCCGAGGCATCGCCTGAAGAAATTCACATTCCTCGGGGGTTAGTCTTCTGACGGCCCAAGTGGCGTGTGCTGATTGATCTTGGTCATCCGAGGGTCGCCATACTTTTTGAACCGCTGATAATGCTTCTCGCAGAAGCCCAAGCCCTTCACTGGCGTCGAAGCCTTCGCCGCGCAGGGCATGGGCTACAGCGATCAGCGTTTCCGTTTCCGCGTCCAGGCTGTTCTGAGCGCTGGCCGTCAAGCAGTATCCAACGCTGCCGGAATTGGCGGCGATCAGCCCTCCGTCGCAGTCGAAATCCGTTCCGAGGCCACCGCCTCCAAGGCTGCGCGCAGGGATGGTGGGAGCCGCTTTCCCCGCTTTTCTGCGCGGCGCAGGATGCCCTGACAGGCTTTCGCGGTCAAAAAGTACCGCTGCGGCACGTCGCCAGTCTCCAAGATATCCGACAAGCCACACACGACGTCTGCGTTGCGGGACAGCGAACGGGAAGCGGTGTGTTCTGACGTGCTGAGCGTCCAGAACCCGGTAGGCGAACCCATACCCGAGCTCGCCCAGCATCCCGAGGAAGGCTCCAAAGTCCCGTCCTCCGTTGCTTGACAGGACGCCGGGGACGTTCTCCCAAACCAGCCAGCGGGGCCGATACCGGCCTGCAATGGCACCAAAGGTGAGCATGAGGTTCCCGCGAGGGTCAGCCAGTCCCTTGCGCAGTCCAGCAACGGAGAACGATTGGCAGGGGGTTCCTCCGCAAAGAAGGTCAATTGGTTCATCTGGCCATTCCTCGAAACGGGTCATGTCGCCGTAGTTCGGCACGGTTGGGTAGTGGTGAGCGAGCACGGCGGACGGGAACGGCTCGATTTCGCTGAACGCAACGGGCTGCCATCGGAGCGGATGCCACGCTTGCGTTGCGGCCTCGATGCCGGAGCAGACGCTGAGATACCTCATTCGCCATAGCTCCCGATAGCGCCGTTGCTCTCTCCCTCGATCTGGGGGGAGTAGGAGGCGCGGATGGCGGTGATGTGGCCGTAGATGTTTGACGAGGCCATACCGAGCTGCTTGGCGATGGCTGCGCCGCTGAGGCCCTCCGCGAGCAGAGATGCGACCATGGCGCGTGTCGTCTCCCCCTGGGCAGCCCTTCTCCGACCACTGCTTGCTCGCCGGATCGCAGCGCCTCCGTACAGCGCCCGCGTGGCCTCGTCGTCGAGGTCTTTTGCGCTGAGCCGTGCTATGGCCGCCTTGACGCGTGATGGCTCTACGCCCGCGCAATGGCATGTCTCCGTGAAATCCGGGGTCAGAGACCAGAGAAGCGCTCTGTCGCGATGCAGCGCCGGGGATTTGTGATACTCCGAGTCGCCGCTGGTGCCAGCGATATCCCTGAGAGCCTGGATGAGTACTGCGGCCCACATGGCGCGCTCTCCGCTGTGGATCGTCATGCCTTCCCTCCCTTGCGCATGGCCCAGACGTCGGCCCAATCGGCGCCCGTCACGTCAGGGATGTGGACTGTCGTTTGAATGCCATTGCCAGATAGGCGATGGGCCAGCGTGAAGGCCGCGGCCTGCCCCCCGAAGCCGGGGTCGTTGTCGCCGAAGACCGCAACCTCATCGCAGCCCTGCGGCGGGATCCACTTGGCAAGCATCGTAGCGTTGATCGCGGCCCACACCGGCATGTCGAACAGCGCCGATGCTGACATCGCAGTCTCGATCCCCTCAGCAATGCCGACGGGCCCAGACGTGTAATCAGACAGCATCACGCAGGCACCGTCTGGGATCGCCCCCGGCATCAACTTGCGCGGGGATGCCATGTCGGCTTTCCCGGAGCCGTCAGGCCGCAGGAACGTGCGATGCATGGAGCAGAACTTCGCCTCCCCGTGCACACCCACCATGGCGACCATTGCCGGGCGCACGCCGCCGTCTCCGTCACGCATGGACGGGTGAAACCGCAGCGCGCGCGGATAGATCAGCTCGTCGACGTGACGGCCGGCAAGATAGCGATGCGCCACGTCACCCGGTTCGATGGGCCGCGTCTCGCCATAGACCCGGCGCAGGATGACGGTGCGATCTTCCTCGCTCATATCCCGGCGCGGGGCGGTGTCTGCCTTGAGGTTCCCGACCAGAGCATCAATGCGAGATGCCACCTCGCGGAAGGATTGGCCGGTCACGTCCATCGCCAGCTTCATCCCGTCGCGGGCCCCACAGACGTTGCAGATGCTGGTTCCCCTCCCCTCCCGGTCGTCGAAGCGGAACCGGTCCTGACCCTCGCAGACCGGACATGGCGCGTGCTTACCGGAAAGAGCCTTGTCGGAGACCCCGAGTTCCCGGAGGATGCCCTTCCACTTCCCTCGCGCCGCCATCGCGGTTCTCTCGTGGAAGCTCATGCCTGCCTCCTATCTTTCGACTTCGCAAAGCGGATGTCCTTGGCCTTCACGAAGCGCCACATCTCATCAGAAGCCGGGCCCGGCAGATCGTCCAAACCACGAGGCCAGCACCCGAACTTGTCTCGATACGTATGCGACGCCCAACCCGTCGAACGCTGGCGAGACAGGCGGATCGTCTGGATCCCAGACCACCACTCCTGCTTCTCGGCCTTGGTGTAGGTCCGCACCTTGCCGCTGATCTGGACAAGCTCACCGTCTACCGTCTCCACGTCCGCCACAGGCTTGCGCTCATGGCCACAGCACGGGCAAATCCGGCCGCTCTGGAGCGTGCCGCAGTTGGCGCATTCCTTCGGCAGCTTCTCAGCCTTAGCCTTGCGCTCCTGCTTCTCACCCGGTTTGGTGGCGTCCAGTTTGTCGTGGTGAATGTCCGTCACCAGCCCAAGGCGCAGGCTGTTGCCGGCATGGTCCAGGATCAGGCAATCTTCCGACCCCGGATTGACCCGAAGCCCACGCCCGATCTTCTGGCAGTTCCCCATCACCGTCACTTTGCCATCGCGACGGGTTACGATGTTCCCAGTGGTGGTTTCTACACACCACACTTCTTCTTGGGTTGCTTCGGATACATGGAATGCCACCGCGCGGCCAGAACCGCCACCATGCCGCCAATCTTGGTCTTTGAAGGAGAGGTGATATTGCCGCGCGCGTCCCGGCGGGTCGTAATGACGTAGGTTGCACATGAAGCCGTTGATGACGGCCAGAGCCTGAATGCGATCCGCAAAAACGGGCCGAACGGTAATGATCTGCCGTGTCTGCGGGTCGTAATCGGCACCCTTTTTCTTGAACCCATCGCCATCCCAAAGGCCCGACATGAGCGACAAAAATTGCTCCCGGCTCAGCGCCATCAGCGGCAAAGCCAAATCCTTGTCCAGATACTGCAAGAGATGGCGAAACCCTTTCTGGCCGTCCACGCGGACGCTATCGGGGTGTGGCTCAAACCGCCCGACACCGACCTTTGCTTTGGGCATCCCCACAGACATGTTGTACCGCCAGCGCGGGAACTTCTCTGCAATCTCGCCTGCGAGCGGCGAGCTGACCGGCGACTTCCGATACCCGATCCCCAGCCGGCCAAGCACGCCCTCAATTCTCTCCAGTATTTCAGGGTGGCGTTCTGATTGGCTGATCTGGCCCTGAGATGCGCCCCAAGTGCCGTCAGTCATCATCATTCCGATGAAGTACAACTCGTCACTGTTGAGCGGCAGGCCCGGCTGATGGATGGTGACTGCGGTCGGAAACTTCACCCCATCCGACTTCGACGCCATCTCCAAAGCAGTGCCGTATCGGAAGGGGCGCTTCCCAGTTCCGAAGATCATCCTGTGATCGCCTGTCACCCTGAAATTCGAGTGCACAGAATCGTAAGCCACCCATTTCTCAGACGGGTTCATCGGGCGGCGTACTGCGCCCTTCACAAGAGCCCATTGGCCGGCCCTCTGGTCCACCCCAACACACGACGCCACGCAGTCGCCGGGATGAATCTGCCCGATACCCTTCCACCCATGGCTCGTCAGGATTTCCGTCTGGGCATCCAAGCAGTGCAGCATCTCGGATTTTGTCGGGGCCGCGTCGATGATGCAGGACACCGGCAGGTCCACACCCGTCGTCATGGTGCGGACGGAGCAGATCACCTGCACCTCGCCGTCACGGAACAGCCGGTTGATCCGGGCCCGGTCCACGCTGTCCGTCATCGCATCGACGTAGGCCGATGCCACCCCAGCGTGGTGGAACTGTTCTGCCAGGGTCGCGGCGTGCGCCCGGTTGACGGCAAAGCACAGCGTCGGGCGGCTCTCACCCTTGGCGAGCCACATCTCGACGACGGAGGCCACAAGCTTGCCCTCTCCCATCACGTCGGCAAGGCCGTCCTCGGCATAGTCACCGGCAACCGTCTTGACCCCGGACAGGTCAGGCACATCGGGCGCGAACGCGGTGAACTTGGACAGGTAGCCCGCCCCGATCAGATCGCCGATGGTGCACGGGATCACGAGGTCTTGCCAACGCAGGCCCATGCCCTTGGCCCACGGCGTGGCCGACAGCCCGACGAAGAACACATCCGGACGAGCGTCCATCAGCGCTTCGACGACCGCAGCCCTCATGTGGCATTCGTCGACGATGACCATCGCGGCCTCGGGGATTTCCCGGCGAGCGAGCGTCTGGACGGAGGCGATCTGGACCCTAGCCAATCGATCAGTCCTCGGGTGGTTGGCCTGCATCACGCCGATGTCACGGATACCCTCAGCCTCGAACGCGCTCACCGTCTGGTCGATCAGGCTGATAGCCGGAGCGGTGAAGATGACAGCGTTCCTCTTGGCTAGGGCTCCTTCGATGATCTTGGCTGCCGTCAGGGTCTTTCCGGCACCGGTCGGCATCTGGACGACGGTGCGCCGATTGCCCAAGCCAAAGGATTGACGGAGCATGTCTATGGCCCGGACCTGATGCTCCCGGAGGGTTTTCGGCTGGCTGGCTTGGGGGGCTTGGAACAGGTCAAACATCGTCGCAGCCCCCGTCGATCAGCATGGCGAGATCGTCGAAAGCGGACGGGTGGGTATATTTAAGGTTAGGGGGCATATTGTGCCCCATACGACCGGCATATTGTGCCCCACCCTTGAGGCGATACCGATTGGTCAAATTGCGCTTGCCGCGGCCCGTCCGAAGCTTGCGCTCTACGGTCTGGATGAGAGACAAACCCTCAAGCTCACGCAGTGCACTCCGCACCGATCGCTCGCACAATTGGGTGTCCTTTTGGATCATCGCCAAAGACGGATCACAGCGCCCGGTTTCCTGATTGTGCCGGTTTGCCAGCACTAAAAGGACAAGACGACCGGGTGCCGACATAGGGTTGTCATGCAGATGCTGGAAAGCTGCCTGTAAAGCCCGAATGCTCACAGCATATCCCCCAACCCAAGCTTGATCTTGTGTCGAAAGCTTGTTTTTGCCCTTGTGTCTGTGATACTTTCATTCAAAGCCATTCCCCTATTCTCCTGTATTAGGGGTTTCGGTCAGGGCCGGTTCGGGCGCGGTAACGCCCCTCCGGCCCGCTTCTTTTGCGATGGATGCCGCGACGTCTCCGACCGGAGTCCACGTTTCAGCGCGCCATTGCGCGACTAGGGCGGGCACCTCATCTACACTGCGAACGATGCAGACCTGCCCACGCCATTCCGTGTGCCACGCCCGCTCCGCATCAGTGAGCGCCTGCTTGGACGGGGGCTTGTTCCCATCCTTGATCTCGACGTAGTAGTTCCGGCCCGCTACACCGACAGCGATATCGGGGAACCCGCGACCCAACATGTGCGTGTGATCCACGGTGCAGCCGAGGCGGCGGAACGCATCCACGATGGCAGGTTGATTATCGTCAATTCGTGCGGCACGACGCATCACTTCGCCTCCCGTAGCAGTTCTGTGGTGATTTCCCGCAGCCGGGCGTCAATCAAAGAGACTGCCCTGTGCTGGCGGACGGCTTTCTTGCGGGCTTCGATCAGGCTCTCGCGCTCCGACACCAGTTGCTGCCGCCATGCGCTGTTCGGCAACGGCGCGGTGGTCTCGGCAGACCCAGAGGTATCCGCGTCGCCCATCAGGAAGCGCATTGCGAGGCCCCGGGAGTCTGTAGCCAAACGGCGCAGGTATCGAGCGGCAGACAGCGCAGGCATGGCTCATGCCCTCCCCACGAATATGGCGGGGCCTTCGGTGCTGGCGTCGAACAGATGCCACGCGCAGTTGTCCTTGCCGGTCATCTTGGAATCGGGGATCCATTTCACGCGTCCGACCGAAACGATCTTGCGCAGCAGGCGCATGAATGGAGACGACTGACGCGTGTGGATCCAGTCCGCGTCGAACAGGAGCCACGTCGGGCGCTGTGCCGCGAAATGTTCGATCATGGGGTGCAGCACGTCGCGCGACCACGGCGGGTTTGTGATGATGTAGTCGCCCGGCCACCGGTAAAGCCGCATGTCCATGGCGTCGAATGCCTTGACCGACTCGTCGCGAGGCTCAACGTCGAAAGCCCAGATGCAGCGATGCCCCGCGTCGGTCATGTGGCGAACTAGATCGCCAGCACCGGCGCACGGCTCGATGAACGATGATTCCGGCTCCAGGTGCGTTAGCAGCGGCAGAACCGCCTCGCGTGGCGTCGGGTAGAAGTCGCGCTCGCGGCGATCGAAGTTGCTGCGCTTACCCATGACAGGCCTCAGACGCGGCGTAGTCGCGGTCCAATCTGCGCAGCATGCTCTGCACGCTGCCGGAGGTGCGGCCGATGGCTCGCCCTATCTTGACGAGGGACAGCCCGTCGTCACGCAGGCGCAGGATCGCCAGAAGGTCGTCGTCGGTCCATTCCTGACGCTCGGTAGTCATTCCGACACCCGTGCGCGGCGGCGCTCAATTTCTTTGCCCAAAAACTTTTGCAGTGAGGTCAGCTTTGCAGCTGCCTCGGCCGGAAAAAACGCGATCCCGGCGAATGCGAAGATGAGTGCGGTGACGACGGTTCTAGCCGCCAAGAGGATGCCGATCACGTCTGGCTCTCCATGAAGTCGTGGAAGGATCGCCCCGCCAGAGCTACGGCATCGCCGGAGGGGCGGTTCAGCCCGTCCCACCAGTTGCAGGCGGTCTGGAACGTGACGCCGAAGGCAACGGCGACGTCCTCGGGGCGGCGATAGTTCTGGCGAAGGAATTTCGACCAGTAGTCGGCAAAGCGAAGGCGAAATGCGCGGGGTTCAAAAAGATTGGATAAGGACTTTTGCATGTGGGAGGCTCCATGTTGACCACGTTGAGAGTGATCAGAACGGTGCGAGTAGGAGGCGGCTGATGGATTGGCGTTCATTCAGCCGCCTCTGCTTTCACGGGCAGGAAGTCGTCAGCCTTGAGCTTGACCCTCCCTTGGCGCGCGGCCTCGATCAGCTTCGGGATGTGACCGAACGGGATAATCCCGCCGGTCCCTCCGTTGGCTTTCGGGCGCATCCAGCTGTAAACGCGGGTGCGATGGACTCCCGCGATCTCGGAGACCCGGATCGGGCCGCCCAATGCCTTGATGATGGTGGTTGCTGGTTCCATGCAGCCAAAGTAGCGTCAGTCGCTACTATTGGCAAGAGGAATAGTAGCGAATACCGCGCCATACTTTCCGCGCCGAAATCGCTACCAAATCGCCATGGCTAGAACGAAGTCCTACAGCAATCCGCCAGCAACGCCCCGCAATCAGTGGGTGCGGGACGCGCTCGCACATGCAGACGACATGTCGTTCCCGACCGCTGCGGAGAAGTTATCTCGCGCCGGCCTCGGGAAGAACTACGACAAGAGCATCGTCCAGAAGATGACGGTCGCTCGCGGCGTCACTGTCGAGGAAGTCATGGCGCTATCCGAGATCACGGGGTTTCCTGCCCCCGAAGACCTGGTGGCGTCGGAGTATGATCGCCGCCGCGCTCTGCTGTCTCCTGAGCGTCAGGCCACGCTGGATCAACTTCTAGACGCCCTTGAAGCTGCGGAAGCCAGAGATCGAGAAGCCGGTCGATGACCGCCCTGCTGTCTGGCCGCAAACCTATCACCCGCTGGCCGAAGCCTTTACCAACCTTCACTCGTCACTCTCCCTCGAATCGGTTCACACAATGTTCTCATTTTGGCGGGGAAGTGGCGCCGGGATACCTGTCCTTTAGGGCAATGCGAAGGTTAATGAATTTTTAAAATCAGAGACTTATGAATGCCTCGACGATACATGTTCTCCGATGAAGCTGGGTGCTTTACGTTCGCGCGAGGTCCGAACATTAGTCGCTATTTCATCATAGGAACTGTCACCACATCTGACCTCAAGGCAGCTGAGGCCCTTCGCGAGTTGAGGCGTGAGTTGATTTGGTCTGACGGGTATGACTTGGGCGAGTTCTTTCACGCCACGTCGGACAAGCAGAACGTGCGGGATCGTGTTTTTGCTGAGATCGTGAAGCACGACTTCCGGATCCAAGCGACGATTTGCGAGAAATCGAAAGCCCAGCCACAGGTCAAGAAAAGCCGTTCCAGGTTCTACCAGTATCCTTGGTTCTACCACATGAAGCACGGTATAACCCCACGGCTCACGCGGGGCGACGAGCTACATGTGACTGCCGCCTCAATCGGATCCAAGAAGGAGAAAGATACCTTCTGCGGGGCCGTAGAGGACGCGGTGGGCCAGATGGTGAAGAAGGGCGCTTGGCGGGTGGACTTCCGACCATCGCAGGCAGACGAGTATCTGCAAGTCGCAGACTACGCGACATGGGCAATCCAGAGAAAATGGGAGAAGGGGGATACCCGTTCCTACGATCAGATCAAGGACAGGATCACATACGAATATAACCTGTGGGAGCGTGGCACGACGCACTACTACTGAGTGGTTAGTTGTGGCCCGCCATATCGGCAATCTTGGCTATCAATCGAAGCGCCCAGGGGCTCTTATCACCAAGCGAAGGCCACAGATACGATATAAGTCCTAGATCTGAGTTCGTCCAGAAAATTGTCCACAGCCCCGCTCCGGCGGGGCTTTTTCATGTCCGTCTCCGTGACAATGCAATGCGTTGCAGCGCGGACTCGACAGCCGCGAGCAGATCGGGCGATCCTCCCGGCATTTGAGGGAGTTGGCATGTCGATTCTGGAATTTGCAGCTGCCGCAGTTATCGCGGTCTATGCCATGGTCGGCAGCGCTTTTCTCAGCGCCGCATTCTCCCACCCTCTCCGATGCCTGATCGTCGTGGCCCAGGTGTGGGGAAGCGTCGTGATGATGGTCCTAATGTCCGTCGGGGTCATGGCGCTCATCGCCGTAATCGCAGCCACTACTTCAAGCTTGGAGGCCTTCCTGTTGGCAGCAGTACCGGCCTACTGGGTGCTTCTCGCCAACATTGCCATGTTTCTCCTGCTGGCGATCTGCCGGGCGATAGCAGAACTTCTACTAGACCAAGAGCAAGAAGGGCCAGGTAGCCCAGCAGCACCAAAGCCAGAAAGCGATAGTTGATCTTCACCGGCCCACGGCGCGGAGGGGTCATACCAACCTCTCCATGCGCTTCTCCCACGCAACGGGGATGAAGCCGAACAGCAGCCACGTCCGGCGCACCACGCGGTAGCTGCACCCGAACCCCTGCACCAATTCAAAGCTTTCTCGAACCTTGATCATGCGCCCGACTCCGCCTCCCGGAGTGCTTCGCAGAGCCGGTCCCGGAACTCGTCCGAGATTGTCCGCGCCAGCGGAATATCCCCGGCCCGCAGCGCTGGCGCTATCTGGTCGAAAAAGGCCGCGTATGCGTGGACGGTCACGTCGTCTTCCATCAGGCGCGCGAAGCACGGCTCCTTGAGGCTGGCGAAGCGAAGCCGACCGAACATGGCGCGTGCTTCGGAAATGCTGCGGGGATAGTCCTCCTGCCGTGCAGCCCTAAGCCTACGCCGCAAGTTGCTCCCGAGCATGTCGATCTCCGAAGCGATGGCTACCGCCTTCTGCCTCTTGGTAATGGGCGGCATCTTCCGCTCGGCAGCCGCCGTCAGCCGGTCAATCCAGAATCCGGCCAGCATCCCCGCTGACGCGCCGACCACCCACGGGAACCACCACGCCTCAACCATGCGCGTGATCCATTCCGAGGACAGCGGAGACAGCGCAACGCCAATGGCAATGATGGCGGCCCCGAGGACTGACCCCAGACCGCCCGTGATGATGGTCGCGATGTGCTTTTTCATGCGGGCGAGCGTGCCGCTCCCGGACGATTCCCACCAGCGCCATGACGGATGATCTCAGCTTCTCCATGGGGTGATTCTCTCACGACCGCGGGCGTGGGGCAAGAAAGTATCGCGCATCGCTACTTTTCTTCTTGCGCATAGTAGCGAAGGGCGCTACTTATTCCTCATAGACCGGCGCGACGAAGCAGAGCCGCCGACATGAGGGAGACACGCAGATGACCTCCGAAGCCGCAACCATCCTCCCCTTCGCCGTATACATCGACGGTGAGTTCCAAGACGACTACGCCGACTGGGACACGGCCTACGACAAATACGTCGATTGGGTGGAGGAAGGCTTCGCGCCGCGGGTCTTTCATCACGGTCAGGACGTGACCCGTCTCATCGCGTCGGAGGCCATCGACACCTGCGGAGAGCGCGGGTTCGACGTCCCGGATCGCTTCTACGCCGACGCCGCCGAGCGCCCCCAGTTTCAACCCATCGCAGCGGAGTGAACACAATGGCCGACGTCATCTTTTGCAGCATTGGCTACCACGCCCAACGACTGAGCGACAGCGCATCCGCGGCCTACTGGGATGGCCAGCGCGAAGACTTTCACCGCGGCCATGTCGAGGAACGGTTTCTAGAAATCGCCGATCTTCTCGGGTTCGACGTCACCAAGCGCCAGCCCGCCATCGCTGCCGAATAGCCTCCCTGCCCCCGCGCCAACTGTCCCGGCGCGGCAACTAGGCGGGGCCACACCCGGTCCCGCCGATTTTATCCAGAACACAGAGGGCCGCGCCAATGCGCAAGATCACTTCGCTCACCAAAGATCAGGAAGATGCCCTGCCGCGATTCCGCGAAGAATGCCGCAGTATCGCGCTCGCATCTCCGGTCGTCACCGATGATGAGATACGCGCAGCGGTCATTAGGTTGTACGCATCGAGAGGCCTGAAAGAGCCCGCTGTTTTTGTTTTCGCAGACCCAGTTCAATGCCTTTGGGCGAGGGCGATCTTGCGAAATGCCGCGAAGAAGGGGCTCAGGGACCAGCTCTGGGACCAGCTCAGGGTCCAGCTCAGGGGCCAGCTCGGGGTCCAGCTCTGGGGCCAGCTCGGGGTCCAGCTCAGGGGCCAGCTCTGGGGCCAGCTCGGGGACCAGCTCAGGGACCAGCTCTGGGGCCAGCTCTGGGGCCAGCTCGGGGACCAGCTCATGGGCCAGCTCGGGGACCAGCTCATGGGCCAG